TATAGTTGATAGAGTAACATGGCATGAAGATGGAACTGAAACAATCTTTAACATGAAGGACGAAGACAGTGAAACAGACTAAATTCCACTTTCGTAATGTGATTGATGCTACTGAAGATATCACATTTACTATTACATCTACCGACATTAAAAAAGCATCCTTGAAAAGTCCATCATCGTGTGTTATGGCTCAAGCATGTAAACGTGAGACTAAGCATGAAGCTAGGGTACACATCTCACGCATATATATCAAGGAGAATGGTGGTGATACTTGGCTACGTTATTATGTACCACAATCAGTACGTACTGAGATAATTGCATTTGACAAGGGAGGTGCTTTTGCTCCCGGAACATATACAATTACTGCTCCTACTAAGTCTCAAAAAATAGGATACCAACTAAATAGAAAACGTAGTACTGGACCAAGGAAAAGAAAAATAAAGAAATATACTTATGTAAAAGACATTCGTACTGGTCCTGCTAACGGCATCTAATATGACTAGAGCCAACAAACCACAAGATGTATTCAAACACATTAACATGCATGATGGAGATACTAATGTCTGTTGGGAATGGAAAGGTAAAGTCAACAAGAAAGATGGGCGTCCATACTTCACGGTTGAAGGAGTACGTAGGCCCTCGTACTCCATCGTACTCTCCTTACATACGGGAGAGGCTCCAGATGGTAGAATGGCCCTTCATAGTTGCGATAATCGCATTTGTTGTAATCCCTATCATCTGGCTTGGGGTGATCATCAAACTAACATGAATGAAATGAAAGAGAGAGATAGACATGGACTTCCTGCCACTGTTGTACGCTCTATACATAACTTACTTGAACAAGGTAGAACCCAACAAGACATTGCCAACATATACGGAGTTTCAAGAGAAGCTATCAGCGCAATTGCGACCGGCAGGAACAAAAGTCACATTGACAAAGAGGAATGAGAATCCTACTATGTAGATGCCATTTCCCTGAATGGCGTCTCTGTGTTGGATAGCCTCGTATCATCCCCCTGATACGGGGCTATTTTTGTGCTTGACACACATTACTAAGTGTGGTAAAAACCTACTCATTGAGCAATGAAGCTTAAGAAGGTGGAGGACATAGAGGACATGAACAATGTCATTAATCTCAATACCCAGAATACGCAGAGCATCACTAAACCAACATCGTTTGATGGCACCTCAGAACTTTACTTCGACGTATGGGAACGGCCTTGTTTCTTTAGAGGACGTGACGGATATTACGAAGACCCAAATCACAAGCACATCGTCAGACTTCATAACGATAAGCCAATATCCCTTGGCGTGGTTGGACATAACTATAAACTATTAAAGAACAGAGAACTCTTTGAGGGTATAGAGCAGACTTTCATCGAAGAACTTAGTGCGAGTGAATTAGATGGAGTCATACGACAAGACAAAACATCATACTTGGGAGCTACATGCTTCCGAGATTATATCTTCCCAAATATTAAAGTGGACATATCCAGTCGAAGGAGTGACGTCTCCTTTCGAGTTATCGTTGTTAACGGGTATGATGGTACATCAAGCTTCAAGTTTTACCACGGTGCCATCGACTTCTTCTGTACAAATGGAATGGTATCAGGACTATATGATATGACGGTCAAACGTCATACCAAGGGTCTAACTGTGCCTGTACTCACTGATAAGCTAAGGAAGTCCATTGATATATTCTATAAACAAGCTGATATCTGGAAGCATTGGGTTAATAAGACAATATCAGACGAAGATGCAGAAGTATGCTTTAAGAGTATGCCTAATATATCTGATAGGCGGGTGGATCAGCTTATGCATAGGTTTCGGATTGAGTGTGAATCACACAATAGAACAGTATGGGCTTTATATTCAGCGGCAACAGCATACGCTACACACGCTGACGGAGCATTCGAAGTTAGAGATACTGGAGTCGATCATCGAGCGTCTACACTTATGAATAGAGAACAGCAAGTAAGAAGCTGGCTTAATACAGATGAATTTCAACAACTAGCAGCATAGGAGATACAAAATGTTTAGTGCAGGCAATGTCGTAAGGAATATTACGGAAGATGGTACTGGAGATATATACTACGTAAGGGCAGATAGTGACTTTAATACAGGTATCACTGAAATCAATGACCCTGATGGAGTATCAATGACATGGGATACTAATGATCTTGAGCTTGTTGAAGGTGCCCAAGAAGTACATGAATCAAAGCCTATGGAACTAGTACAGCCATCTATGCGTCCTGAAGATATCATCGTAGAATTTGATAAGTATATTGTATCTCTTATAGAACGTGCAAGGTCTAAAGGATGTGAGTGTAGTATCTACTTAAAAGTACATGCATATAATGCTCCTGGATCTACTGAAACTAAAGTAGATTATATAGCATGTTGTCAATACGAAGAAGATGTTACTTCAGGTGATCTTACTACTTCACTAGATATTGCAGTACGTAGGCACCTTGAGAATAAGGCCCTTCAAGTCCCTGCTATCTCACATTATAAATAGGACAGTACTATGCGACCAAGTGAATTGGCTATACAGCTATCTGCTATGCATAATGAGATAGAACTACAAACATCAGACACGTATCATGGACTTGATAAAACATTCCGAACAGATACTAAGGATAATGAGACTACAGCACAAGTATCTGATCTTCACTCAGCTATGTGTGATTACATTATAGTATCATCTCTTGCTACTAAGTATAGTAAGATGTTACTTGCGAGTAAGAAGACACTAGATCGTAGTGTGGAATCAATGAATGGATCATCGGAAGGCATACCGGGACAATCAGTACTACTAGGTAAGTCTAATGAATTTCAGTTCCATAAGAAACAGAATCATGATGGCACATCTACCCTCGTAGTAGACCTTATTACTGAACTAGCTCGTGCTGGTGTGGATCAAGACATTGTGAATAAAGCTATGAAGGCTGCTACTAAGCCTCGTAAGGGTAATACATACTATAATGTAACACTTGTGGAAGACTAATGAAGAATGACTCACCTATTGCCCTAGCTGACCTTACTACTATGTCTCACACTGAACGTGAGATGCTAGTAATAGGTATTAGAGAACGTCGTCTTCGTCCTGTCAAAGCATACGAAGAACTAACACTTATGAAGGCAGAGGCACGTAAGGAACAGCTAGAAGAACAATGGACTAAGGTACTGGCTATGTTCTCTAAGGAACTTATACGTGCTGATAAGGCTCTAGAGAAACTAGAATTGAGACACAATAAACTCAGGGCTATTGAATTGGAGATAGAATCACTATGAAAGCCAGAGAAGTACGTGCAAGATTGCAAGGTAAATGTGATCCAGAGATTATATTCTGTCTCGAATCTATAGCAGAGAATAGTAGTGCCCAAGCACAAGAGATTATGGCTATGGCTACCATGATGAACTCACTTACTGATATTCTAATGCAACTAGGTGCTGTTACTGAACAAGCTACTAATGCAGTAGATGAGTTAAAGAAGATACGGGAGGGATGATGGATATTATCATGATCACTTGTTTTTTATCAACTATACTGTCATGGGGAGTAGCAATTGATATTGATGCTATGGATTGGAGTCTTGTGACAACTTGGCTAACTTTTATCTTCTGTATTCCAGGTTTTATTATTACCCTTGGAATGATGTCCCCATTACTTGTACTATGTGGTATAGGACATATACTTAACCTAGCTGGGAAGAAGATATATGACAGCATTTAAACTTATCTCACTTAAGATGAGGATGGCAACTGAGGATGATGCGTATCTTCCAGCCTATGATCATACTAAGCTGTCTAATATTAATGTCTGTCCTACTTGGGGTATCCTCCGTTATTCACATCATAAAAGGATGCCCGGTACAGTAAGACAAATGCCATTGGAAGCAGGAGTTGCTGCTCACGAAGCTTTTAGTGCAATAAGACTATTCCAATACATGACATATGGGGAACAAAGTGATGCTCATGCACAGAATGTTGAGTACCACGGCTATAGGTTATTCGGTGCTGAACGCTATTCACAGATTCGAAGTGTCCTTTCGCCCTCGGCCACACAGCGCACAAACCTTATCAACTACACATTGGAAAGTCTGGAATCATCTGAATTCTATGATGATCCTTCAGATCGTAATAGAACCATATCCAATATTAGTGAGTCCCTCATTGCGTATATCGACCAATACGACTTGGAGAGATATCCTATATGGGTGCGTGACCCTCTCGACCCGAAGACAGATGTGGGAATCGAGATTGCCTTTGATGTAGTTGTCACAGTTAGATGGACAGATGCAGCTCCATCACTATCAACATCCCCATTAGAATTAACAGTGCGCTTCACAGGCAAGCTCGATGGCCTCCATTGGAATAAAGATAAACTCATAGTCATAGATGAGAAGACAGGTGCCAAGTTAGATGATAACTGGCTTGCTCAATGGATACTATCGCATCAACTCACTGGTTACTGTCTTGCTAGTACTACATTTACAGGGCACCAATGCGATCAAGCTATGGCTAGTGGTATGAGACTTCCTATTGGACGTATACCACATGAAGGTATCAGACGAGAGACTGTTAATCGTCATAACATAATGTATGAGAAGTGGGCAAATTGGTTTGTTGAGACGATAGCACTAGAGAATAAGTGGAAGGATAATATCCTTGATGCACCGATGTATACTCATTCTTGTAATAGGTACTTTCGTACTTGTAGCTTCCTTCCTCTCTGTGCTGCTGATGATATGAAAGAGAAAGAACAAATACTAGAAGAGATGGAACTAGATGAGTGGTCTCCATTACATGACTAGAGATGTTACTAGAATATGTAACCTTTAAGTGTCTATCTATGCGTGAGCGTCGAGTATTAAGAGAGTTAATAACTTGGAACTCAGTGCATTCGGATAAGCTTATCGAAGTCATATATCATTACAACATGGATGATAGCCCCTTAGATGCATTTAAGGGAGTGAACAACTGTATCTATACACTAAGAAGTAAACTAAAGGCTAACTGTAAGATTGAACGTATCCGCAACAAGGAATATAGGCTGACAATTTATGGTGAAAGAAGATTCTCCGAGCATAACACTCGGTAACATAGAACTCACTTCTCCTAAGACACAAGTAAGGCGTATGTCTACTATTATATGGGGGCCAAGTGGTGCAGGTAAGACTACACTAGCAGCTACAGCACCTCGTCCTATACTATGGATTAACTTTGATCCTGATGGTACATCATCACTCATGGATCAAGAAGACATACTCATTGCTGACTTTAGTATGGAAAACCCTAATAAGGTAGTGACTTTTAAACATGATAATGCAGGTGGTATCAAGAATATACTTGAAGAACATCCTGAGATTCAGACTGTGGTGTTTGATAGTATCACTTCGTTTAACGAGATGGCTCTTAAGTATGGTGTATCCGAGGTCAGAGGAGCCACAATGGAGATGCCCACCTTGCAAGGTTATGGACGACGTAACTCATACACAATGCAAGGGATTATGTCGGTTATTAAAGCTACAGGTGCATATAACAAGCATGTTATATTTATTGCCCATGAAGATACACCACAGAAAGATGAAATGACTGGGGCATTGATACAGTCAATTCTAGTTGGTGGTAAAATGCAGGCTGAGATACCAATCAAACTATCTGAGGTGTGGCACTTACAAGATACTGGTAAGGATCATAAGATAACAATACGATCTAATCGTATGAGGAAACCTATGAAGTCACGTATGTTTCAAACTGCTGGAGATACTGACTTCACTTGGCACTTCGACCCTGAAACTTGGACTGGAGACGGTCAAATTGAATTGTGGTATAATCAATGGGTAGAGAATGGTGGTAAAAAGATACCTCTGCCCAAGTAATTCTATGATGTAATAAGGAACTGCACATCGTAGTCTATAATAACTCATCAGTTCCACAAACCAATGGAGAACAAAGCATGGCAGATGATGCCTTAGACTCAATCGTAGAGTATAGTGTAGATCTAAAGAATCAAGAAGCTCCTGAGCCCCTACCCGCTGGTAGGTATAATGGAGTTATTCGTAATGCCGAGAAGAAAGAATCACAGCGAGGGACTATGTATGCTGCGGTTGCGTTTCATGTCGGTGCAGATCAGTTCCCTGCTGATTACAAGGATGGTTCCGATGATGGAATGACCCTTGTATATCGCCGTGTGGGACTTGAGGATAATCCTCAAGCACGGTATGGTACCAAGCGGTTCATCGAGAGTATTGGTGCCCCCCTTGGCAAGAAGATCGACGTATCTGAATGGATTGGCATGGAAGCCAGTCTTGAAGTAGGTCACGATACGTATGAGGGCGTTACTCGCGCTGTCATCGAACGGGTTCATGCTGCATAACACACTAATGCCTAGATAAATGTGTTATCTACATAGCATGAAAAGGGAGGTGTCACCTAAATCCCCTAATGGTAAGATTTTTGTTGACACCTCCCGACCATATACATATTATGTATATGTTCTTAAATACACCCCAATGAAGGAGAGGAAGCCATATGGCTGATGAGAAAGCAAAACCGAAACAGAAGCGTACCATTAAACCTGTGTACGTGGTCTTTCGTGCCACTGATAATGCTGGCAATATCATTGCACTCACGAAAGAGAATGTGGAGGTTATCTCTACACATAAGGACGCTGATGAACTCCTCACGGTTATGGATAGTGGTCTGGAGGAAGGCTGCTTCTATAAACGGGTAGCTCTTGACTGATCATCCAGTCTATAGACTACCTTAAGAAACCCGGTGTGACATAAGTTGCACCGGGATTTCTTTTATTTCCTCTTGACACACAAAGTAAAATGTGCTATGAGTATTAGATGAGTAAGCATATATGTATATGGGACTGGATAACTGAATACTGCATTAACTGTGGTCAATCAGCTTATTTTGTCCTTGAAAATAAAGATTATAAATGTATCTCAGGACCAAACATAATACCAGTATCACATATCATAGCACAACGGAAATTGTTAAATGGTTTACGAACCTCCCCTCAGAATTTCGATCCCTATACCTAGTGAAATACCAGTTGGCTTCGGTCCCAATTCCACAGGAAAACGTGGCGGCAACTTAAGAGTACGTTGCACTAATGCTGAGTACGATGCTATTAAGGTTGAAGCTGAGTTACTAGGTATAAGTCTAGCTAACTTCGTTCGTTGGTGTGCTGTACATGTATCACAGAATATGAAGGAACATAGAGACGATGAATCAACTGAGTGGGACTATGGAGAGAAAAGATGAACTGGAATTGGATGAGACACAGC